AGAATAGTAGCAGATTTCAAAAGAGATCATGGAATTGTGGATGAACCTCAATAATTGGTGATTAAATAATCCATAAAGCTTGGTCCCTCCTTTTGTAGAATAAAGAAGAAATAACGACCACGCCACTTTTTAATAGAGCATACAACAACCTTCGTCATCCTCCACCCCCTCTCTTTTAGAATGGCTTGTCTACGTGGTGTCAGAGTGCTAAAACATGAGTCATTTCCGAGAAAGGCAATACCCTTCTTAGCTCTCTGTGAATAGTAGTCTATCAGAAACCAGAAACTATTTACCTTTTTCACACCAGTTTCCAATTGAAAGGGAGGATTTGTGATCACCCAATCATAGTCTGCAGTGAGTTCTCTGTAATCCTTGCCTTGCTCTAACTCAGCCCAATCCTTATTTACAAATGTCGGAAAGGCATCATAGAAAGCACCTTCGCCCTTGAAGGGTTCAACAACTCTATCACCCGCAACAAGGGGGACAAAGGGAATGAGGTCTTTTGCAAGTTCCTTGGGTGTCTGGTGTAAGTTATATGTTTCCCTATCCATCTACAACATTATTACAAAATAATCTCAGCGAATTAACATTCTAGCATGGTGAGAAGAGATCATGTATTGTGGATAGTGCTTATAGATGACAGTCCAGCGTCCATTCTTTCTTAATTCTCTACAATCGTCCGTAGTTAATCCAACGTGGGTCTTTAGTAAATAACTGAGAGCATGGAAACTCGTAGCCATTGGGAATACAACGATATGAGTGGCCTCGTTGAGAAGCAGTCTTGTCTTCTTGTAATTTGTTAGATAGTGCGATAGGCAGAGCATTGTTGTGTTGGTGTGGCGACCCATTGTGGCTAAATCATCGATTAACTTGTGAATAACCTTCTCAGCGGGACCAGTGAATGTATCATAGTCGTCAAAAATCACCATACAGTTCTTGAATTCATTGAGATCTGGAAAATCCTCAATAAGAGATTCAACATTCACTCGAAGAGGCTTCGGTCTCATCTTATCCAAGGTTCCAGCATCCTCTGCTAACTTTGAAAATAGGTAGACCTTTCTATCTGGAAAGAGTTTTTGGTAGTATTCTCCAAGTCCCTTTGCAATATAAGACTTACCCGATCCAGATGCACCCGCAATATACCAAACCTCTCTCTTCTTCGGGTCGGGAGAGGGTAGCAACTCAAACTCACCGCTATCTAGGTTGATATCCTTGGATGCCGTAGCGTCAGATAATATTCTCTCATAGAGTTGCTTTCCAATGGCAGTTTCGCCAATGAGCTGATCCGCCTCCAAGCCCTTGTCTCTGGCTTCCTCCAATCGGACTAAGAGTTTCACACGGTCGGCTGGTTTGATAGAACGTAGTTCTGTCATATAGTTATTTGCATTGATTGGCCCCTTGCGGCTGTTTTTGATATCCTCCTCATGTAAATAAAGCAAAGAGTTATTTTCTTCACCTCCTCTCACGATTGCGACGGCCTTCCCACCCTTTCCGGGCTCAAAGTTTAGCGTGGGCATTCCTATAATTATGGCCAAGTATTTTAATAAATCGCCAAACACTAATCAAAAAGGGTCAAAAAGGGCTGTAAAGCAAACAACTTGACCCTCGCCAACAACATTATTACAGCCTACAAAATCAGATTGTTTCAAATAGTCTTCATAATCTTTACGGTCGCCTCGTCTATTATTCCTTGAAGTTTCGTAATCAGTTTAACAATCTTACCAATAACGGCCGTAAGAGGAGTATTGAGAATAGTGTTAAGTTCCCCTATTATATCATGCTCCTTGTCAAGAAAGAGTTTGAGTTGATATATATTCCCCATACGAGACCTCATCTCATCGATTTGAGATCGTATTTCTTGAATAGGTGGCTGAGGGCGTTCCATGAGCCCCTTGAGAACCTTCAAGTCGCTGACAATTTGATAGAGACGACCTAGATCACTATTCAAAATCGGCACAATCTTTTCAATAGCTTTCTTATCTCCAGTAAGTTTTGCAATCGAAAAGAGACGCTTGACGGATTTGAAAGGGTCTATCTTAGAATAATAGGCGAAGTCTTCTGTCAAGGTGATTAGGAGAGGCTGTTGTCTTCTCATCAAGGGGCTCCCCTTCACAGACACACTATAAACCATAGCAATCTCCACATATCTAGAATTCACAAGTGCAACAACATCTATCTTTATTAGACCTCTTGACATGATGGCCTCTTGGAGGGTGACCGTAAGACCACGATAGTTCAAATATCCAGCAAGGATTTGCTCGGGCTTCCATCTGAGAATATGAAATTTGATCTCCTTCTTTGCAGTCAAGAAGTCCTTAGGAGTTGTAGCCTTCTCAAGAAGGTTGAGAGCATCGCTTCTTTCCTTCTGGCTTATGGCTGAGGCGGGTATTGAATCAATGATTGACTGTGATTCCTTGATATTGAAGTTCTCAATCTTCTTATCTGCCAACATGGCACTAGGTCGGAAGGGGTTCCATTCTGGGACTTCACCTATCTTGATGTCGCCAATATAACACTCTGGGACTGCAAGTAGACGTTTTATAATAGCCTTCAATTCATCGGCAATCTCCTTAACAGACCCCATATTGACAATATTATTTATATCAAAATCACCAGCATAGAGCTGAGAACGAATAGACGCTGATCCAAGGATTTTAATACCCTTAGTCCCACTCATTGAAAGAGCCTTAATGATTTCTAGTATCCGGTTTGAGTAGTTGGCTGGGAAAGCCTTTTGAGCCGTTTCCATATCTAATCTATTACATATATTAGAAATGGCGATCCCATCTGGAATTATAAAGTATCGTGGGGATTGGTCAGTGTCTATAACCTATAGTTATGCCGACATGGTTGTATCGCCGATCAACTCGAAAGCCTATGTGCTCATCATTTCAACTCTTACGGGCGGGTCAGATCCCTCAGTCCCATCAGCCAACTGGGTTCTTGTTCCATCTGGTTCAGAAGTATATCAAGCAACTTACTACAAAACAACCGTCCAGAATCTAACTTCTGGTAATACAGATATTACTTTTGATGGAGTTGGTGCATGGAGCAATCCTAATGGATATATTACACATACAAACGGCACGAAAGACTTCACAGTCGTTCAAACTGGACTTTATCAATTGGAATTTAATGTTTTCGTATTAGTTAATAACGGAGCTTGGACTAATACCCCATTAAGCAGTGCCAACAAGACTTGTAATATAGATATTACACGACCAAGCATTACAGAAGTAGGGATTATATCAAGCACCTCCTTACAAGGCTCACAGAATTACGGGCAATCCGTGAGTGGAAGTTTTTATCTTATTGCGGGAGATATTCTTAATATGAGGATTGGATGTGGCTTTACTGGTGGAACACCAACACCCCCACAAGCAAATTGTCTTCTGAATACCTTTGATCTAAATACCTTCTTTACATGGACCCTTATTAAGGCTCTATAGATGCTACTCCGACATTATAATTTCTAATCTATATCTTATATATTAGAAATGGATGATTCACAGATTATGACGATAGTAGCCCTAGTGATTAGCATTGGTTCTGTGATAATAGGTGCAATCAATCACAAACGTATCAGAAGCAACTGTTTTGGAAAGAAAATAGAAGTCTCCCTAGACATTGAAAGCACTAGCCCCCCAAAGATTACAGTCCCTCAATAGAGATGTTAAATGCTGGAGCCATGAAACAAGCAGAAGGCTACGCCCTTTCTGATGACGATATTCGTTCTCTTCTAGGTGGTGATATCAAAATCACGACCTACTCAGATCTCAAGAATATGCACTCAATCAATGAACTCTTCGATAGAAAGGGACGTGCTATCTTATTCTTTCCGCAGCAGAATGAACAACAAGGACATTGGTGCTGTCTTATAAAAGACGGGAGACAGATTGAATTCACAGATCCCTATGGACAACCTCCCGACGCTCAGAAGGATGATTTACCAGAGAGGAAGTTGCAAGAGATGGGAATGGGTCGTGATGATCTAACAAGGCTTCTAGAAGACTCTGGAGCAAGGGTTATCTACAACAAGATACAACTTCAGAAGCTAGATAACTCAGTTCAAACATGCGGTCGTCATTGTGTTACCCGCCTACTCTATTACAAGCTTCCAATAGGCAAGTTCCGAGCGATGATATCTAAGTCTGGTATGACACCCGACGAATTTTCCGTAAATACTACGTACAAGTCTCTAGGAAAATAAATAAGTCTATAGTAGACATGGCATATTCATATAAGTCAATCATTGACGGCGGAGCAGATTCTGATATGATCTACTATAACGCTCTAATTACATCCTCTGGTCAGCGTGATACAAGTAGTGAAACACCCGCAGTTCGCTTCAACGAGTCAAGAGATGCCCCCATTGTTCGCAATGCATCCCAGTATTATTTCTCTATCATTCGCTTTGCTATGAACGGCCCTAACAAGAACCTTCCGCTCTTCATCCCCCTCATTCAGCTCAATTCTCTAGCAAATCCAGCACAAAGCGACCCCAATCTAACTATTTACAACGTGTCTATCCCGTATCAGCGTGAATGGTATTATACCGACACGACGGGAGCACTTGCCTCAAATATATTCACGATTATCCCACGGTCTACTGCACTTGAGTATCGCCCAGAAACACAGAACCTAGACGTGGCTCCGGTTCCCTTTTCACCCCTAACTGGATTTCAAAAGCAAGACCTCTCTACACGATACTATTGGGTCTATACTTACAAGCATTGGTGTACTCTCGTAAATGAGACCATACTTGCGGCAATGACACAAGCTTGGTTCGACTTTTCAGTGGCGTGGCCCCTAACTCCCAACATAGACGTAGTCGCCTCACCCTTCCCCTATCCAACCTTTGAATCCTTCCTTGCGGATCATGATGCCCCCTTTGTCAAGTATAATGAAGTAGAGGAACGCTTTGAGATCTACGGCGATACTCGTGCCTTCAACATGGCAAATCAATGCACGGCGACACAAACTGGATTACAAGACGCTGTTCCGGCCTTCGCTGCCCCAGCGGTTCCAGTAGCCCCTACGGTCGCTGTTGCTAAATCAACTCCCGTTCTCCGCCTCTTCTTCAATTCTAACATGTATGGTCTTCTTACAAACTTTGACAATACCTTCTACGGAGCCGTCAGAGGATCTCAACTTTATTTCCCCTTGACTGCTGGAACACCTATTACAATCGGATCTGGCCTTCTATTCAGCGAATTTAACTATACAAATGAGATCTTATTTACAAATCAGAACTATACGAACATCCTCAATAACAATCCCCTTCTCCAAGGGCTTCCGACACCGCCACCCCCAGTGTATAATCCTTTTTTCCTAATCCCAGCGACGAAGCAGAACCTCTATTGGATTTCCAAGCAAGATTATAACTCTACGAACTCCCTCTGGTCCCCATGTGCGGGTATAGTCTTCACGTCTTCCCTCTTGCCGATCAAGAATGAATACTCGTCTAAGCCCATTGTTCTCGGCACGAGCTCCTCCCTTGGCACGACAAACTCTCCCTCAGCCTTCGAGCCCATTATAGCCGACTTCGTTGTGGATCAGCAAATAGAAAAGGCTGAAGGATGGCGTAGTTTCACACTCTATGAGCCCAATGCAGAATATAAATTATCGTCTATCCAAGCTTCACACGATGAGATCCGAAACATTGACGTGAATGTCTATTGGCGGTTCCGACTCACTGGAGAACTCATTCCCCTCACCATGTTTAACTGTTCAGATGTTAGCATCAAAATGATGTTCAGAAAGACAGACTTCCGTTCATAATCATTCTTTCTTTAATAAAAAAGTGGGTTTCACCTCCCTTTTTTATTGTTGGCCTATAATATAACAGTATGTCTTCCGACATTGCCAAGCAGTCCGTCTTCGATGATCGCATAGTCCAGCAGAGACCCGCCTTTGCTGTGGATAAGGGTGCTCTTTCTCTAACGAACTCTCCCTTCAGTGCAATCTCTCAGAGTGCCTCTCAGCATTCGTATAACATCTACGCCCCCTCTGAGAACGTGTTCGTTGCTCGTGATGTCCAGTGGTCATCCACGGTTTTCCTTGAGCTCAAGGTTCGCCTAAATAACACGGCGGCTGGAGGTCAGTATCCCATCAACGAGGCTCTCTTCCAGCCCGGTGTAGACGGTTCTCTTTCTGCCTTCCCCCTAAACGCTCTTTGTGCGACGATGACGGCGACGATCAACGACACAACGGTCACGATCAACTCCCAAGACGTTCTAACAGAGGTTCTCCGCCTCACAGACTACAGACCTAACCGTCTCGAGCGCACGTGCCCCACAATGTTAGACAAGTACCAAGAGAACTACTACGCCACAAATGCTCAGAACGATCCCATCTCTGGATACACGAATGCGGCCCATGATTACGGCGAGATCCCCAACGGTGCGTGGAACAATCTTGTATTCACGACCCCTACGGGCACTGTTCTCACTGGCTCTGTTGCGGGTGCCTACACATGTGCAAACGGCATTGTCGTGAACACGGTCGATGGTGTCCCAGTCTCAACGGACCAAGGAGCGGGTGTTGTCAATGGCCTCTACTCAGTCTTCCTCAAGTGGCGTACAACTGAGAAGCTCTGCCTAAGCCCCTTCATCTTCGCTGAGGAGCACAGCTCCGACGTTGGCCTCTTCGGCATCAACAACATCCAGTTCCAGATGAACATGCGTGATCCCAACCGCTGTATGCGTCTTCGTGATAGCTTTGTTGGCACGACTGAGAAGCTCTACTACGGCGGTGGGACTCTCCCACCTTCATGGACGGCTCCTCTCTCATACAACACGGGCGTTTCAGCGGGTCCCTTCGCCGATTCAGTCATAAATGTGCAGTTCCTCACGCCCTCCCTTGACATCCCTCTCCCTCCCAAGTCAGTCTGCCCCTACATGGAGTTCCCTCGTTTCATCACGCAGCCCCAGAACTCAACCTTAGGAGCGGCTGGTTCTGGCACGGATGTTCAGCAGCTTCAGTCACAGACAATCACGCTCCCCCAGATTCCCGACCTTCTCATCATCTACGTCAAGGCTGTGGGCGACCCCGCAACTACGGCAGCTGATAGAAGCCAAGATCCCTCCCTCCCCCAGTTCGGATCCTCTTACCTACCCCTTCAGACCTCTGTCGCTGGTTCTCGCACAACAGCCCCCTTCTCGCTCAACTTTGACAACTTCTCGGGTCTCCTAAGCTCTGCCACGAGTGAGCAGCTCTACCACATGTCAGTCAAGAACGGCCTTGACATGGACTGGAACACATGGTCTGGTCTTGCGAGGGTCTCCAACGGAGCTGTTGGCGGATCGGTTGCAACGGTTGGAGGTTTCCTAGTTCTCAAGCCCGGTGTTGATATTACACTTCAGAGCGGACAAGCCTCATCGCTCGTAGGTAACTTCACGCTTCAGTTCAACATCACTGTTCGCAACACCTTTGCCTTCCCAGTTCAGCCCCAGATTTACGTCATTACGGCGAACAGCGGCTTCTTCGAGTCAATCCGTGGATCCTCTCGCATCATCAAGGGTGTCCTCTCCGAGCAAGACATCATCTCCGCTCCCCTTGCCCCCGCTGGAACGGCGGATGGACTTGCACGTATGGTTGGCGGCAAGATGATGAAGTTGGCGACACGCCTCGGCCTTGTTCGTGGGCGTAACGATGGCAACCGTGCAGAGAAACGTGAGGATGCCGAGAAAATGGCTCCTCGTTCAAAGCCCAGTGGCCGTCGCACTCTTGCGGAACGCCTTATGTAAATAATGTTAACGGCAATTTCAAAATATACTAAAGCCATTTTTTTGTATGCCCTTAGTATATAACATGTCTCTGGAATCGCTTCAGAATCCCCTGTCCCAGCTTCGTGCTCTCCCACGCAGTGTCAATTTTGCGACGGCGACTGAGGTAGCGGTAAACGAACCCTACTACTCCGCTACGCACCAGTATGTCAAGAACGATATGTGCCTTTCCGAGGTTGACGATGGAGCATACGTCTTCCTTGGGGGTATAAATGATAAGACTACGACTCTTGGTGGTGACGACCCCGCTTCCGATCCCCTCTGGGTCTCTCTTGCGAAGTCTGGTGCCAATACCGTATCTGGAGGTGTTGGAGGTGTGCCCCTTGTTCCAGTAGTTACGGGTGGTGCTACTCCAGCATACACACTAACTAATAACTCACTCGCTGTTCCCGCTTCTACGACATGGCTTGTCTCATGGCATTGCACAGCGGCGAAGAACCCCGCTGGAGCCCTAGTCGCAGCCGATTGGATCAACTGGACATTTACGGCGGGTGCCAATACGGTAAGAGTCACACAAGTTCCCAATGTTGATACTGTAGCCGTCTCAAACTCTTTTGCTACGTCTGTTGTTATTACAGTACCGGCTGGAGCCACGGCGATTGTTCTAAGTGGATCATGTGGTTTAGCAGCTTCCACTGGTCTTGCCGTTTCAGCCACATCGCTTGTAGCTCAGCGTCTACTCTAAAATTTCAGAATTAAAAATATATTCCCTATAGATACTTATAAATAGTATATATAGAGTATAATGGCAGCACAAAATGCCTTAGAACGTCTTGCTGATTTCCCTAACATGATGAATTGGCGTGGAACATGGCTTAGCACAGAACAATATATTCAGAACGACGTAGTTATAAGCCCCGCAACCATCTCAGCCTATATCCTTTTAGACACAACCCTTCTCAGTGGAACAGATCCAAGCACAAATGCAGCATGGACTGAACTAGCCCCCTCTGCAACGGGCATCTTCGAGATTTCACAAGGGGTTGGTATTACTGTCACCGACACAGTAGGTCCCATCACAACAATTACAAACGATGGTGTTCTTAGTGTCATAGCTGGAGCCAACATCAGCGTAGATAATACAGACCCCCAGAACCCAGTTATATCTTCAACAGCTCTAACTCAAGTGACAGCGGGGAATGGAATAACCATAGGCGGTCTTTCTTTTTCTCCTACTATTACGAATATTGGCGTAAGAACTCTTGCAGTGGGTCCCGGATTAACGACGAGTGGCGATCCTAATAATCCTTCTATTTCAACATCTGCTGTTCTTAGTATAGCACAAGGCAATGGGATTTTAGTTACTGGAGGTCAAACAGCCACAGTTACAAATGACGGTATTGTATCAATCGATTCTGGAACTGGAATCAGTGTGAATAACACTGACCCCCGTAATCCAATTATTTCAAATCTGGGTATTCTTACATTGACTGAAGGACCAAACATAGAGATCACTGGAACGGCCTCCAATCCCATTATATCTGCTAAAGTTCCAGAAGTCACATTAGTCGCAGATGTAAATAGTGTAGCCCCACAACCACCGCAACCAACGCCTCCCTCTACTCTTTGTCAAATATCGATTGCTGTAGGTTCTCCAAACATATTCAAAGAGTATATCAACGATGGTTCTCCCGACACAAC